GCCCACCTTCCTGAAGCGGTAATAGCTTCAAGGGCAAAAACTCCTCCAAGAGAAAATTCCTCCGCGATCTCGATGGCGCGGCGGAGATTGGCCCGAAGCCTCTCGACCTCGGCCTCTCGCTTCTGGGACTTCTCGCGTTCGCGGCGAAGGTTGGCCTCTAGTTTTGCAAACTCATTATCCACCCCTTTGAAGGCTTCTTTGAGAATTGCGGCATCGGCGTCGGCTCTCTCGGCTCGTTCCTGTTCTCGTTTGGCCCTAGTGCCGGAGTCCCAATCGGCAAGCTCCTTCTTCAGCCTCTCGACCGCGGTCTGTGCTTTGACTTGGTTTTGTAGCGAGATTGCCAGCTCGCGTTCTAGTTCACGGGCAAATGAGATTGCCGCTTCCCATTCTTGCTCCCAAGTCTCCAACAGGCCATCACCTTTTTGAAAAGCATCCGTGCGAGGAGTTGGAACCATTTTGTTAGCGTCAACAAATTGGTCTGGCTTAGTCCACGCTGTTCCAGTCCTCCGTTGCTCTTCGTAATAATCAGGGTTGCAAACTTCGCAGTCGAAGCCTCCATAGCACGGGCATTTAGGTATTTCTTTCATGTTTTTAATAGGTGTGCCGCCAACAGGGTTCACTCGCTCCACAAGACGGGTTCTTGTTTTGCCCCTATTGGCGGCTTAATGCCTAGCTCAATACGCCTTCAATATATGCGTTGATGGAGCAAATGACGCAATTATCCTTGTCTTCGTCTTCTGCCCCGTGGTTATAGGTAGGATCATCCTTGGTTGCCGCCTCAATAAACTGCGCGATGTCGTGTAGAAATGAAAGGCTTTCCGTGGAAGAGGCAAATAACTTGGCGATACGCAATGCCTCTTGCGGCCCTGCTTGTTCGCTGATCTTTGCCACTCCCCTGTTGTTAGCGTCCAGAACCATATCCGCATCGGCGCGGAATGGAAGCTGGAATGGGTTCTCTTCCTTGAATTCGTCAGGAACGATTAGGTTACTCATGGTTATGCGATTTGGTACTGGGAAAAACGCTTCCCGTTCTTGTTGATGGTTTTTTCGATTATAGCAAGCCCCTCGCTCCTCATCTCATGGACGCGAGCGGCTAATCTGAAGCGATTGTGATGGTCTGCTGTGCTTGGTGTTTTTCTTTTTCATTTGTTGCGTTTGTAGTGGGTTAGTATGGTTCTGATCTCATCGGCTATTTTTTTGGTTTTGCCTAGAGAATTGTAGTGGTTGATGAGTTCAAGCGATTGGAGTAATGCATCCAGTTCTGCTTGCAGGTGATTGATTATTTCTTCTTCTGGAGTCTCGTACCACTCGTACCAAGGAATAAATGCTTTAGAATCCATGTTCCTCCTTATGCTTTAGGTTGTTGATCTCCTTCTTGGTTTCTTGAAGGGAGATTTTGGTGAGCATCATAGTGCATTCCATAGGGTGATCCCTGTAAAAGAGGGCAATGCTTCGCTCTGTTTTGCGGCGGCTATACTCAAGCAATTGGAACGCCCCTAGAAGAAGCGCACCGACAATGCCAAGTGTGCCAGTAATAATGACGATAGTAATCATTGGAGGATCTTTGTCATTGCCTCATTGATGGCTTCCGCTTGCTGGAAGAACATGGAGTCTAGCCTGTCAAAGTGGGATGGCTGTTTGAGATTGCGGTATGGAGACTCGACTGCCTTCTTCAACGCGATAAGATCGTTGAGGATGACCCTAGCGCGAGGAACGGAGATTCGGATCTCATCTAGTCCTGCGTGTTCGGCTTGGGTGATGCTGACTTTGAAAAGCGCATCATGCGCTACAACTGCGTCTGCCTTGGCTTTCATTATGGTGTTCATGCTTTTGTTCAGCGGAGGTTGTGCCGCTTGGAATGAGTCTTTCAGATTTTTATTCGGAGTCAACACACAAAATGAAAAAAATTTCATCGGCCCTGGAGCTAGTGTTTATGCGGAGAAAGAGGAAGGGCTAGGATTTCTCCTAGCCCTTGATGCGTGTTCAACAGACGGAACATGAACCGCCGTCCAAGGTTCTCCCTTGGCTCTATTCGCAAAATCTCAATCTCGCCTTGACTTGGTTCCAGAACACTTCCACTTGGCCCGTGATAGGCGAAGAGGAGAGTTGGGATCTTTTGCCGCCGCTGGGTGCTTCTTCATTTGACCCGCAGAACGAGCGCAATAGGAATCTCCCTTGCTTGTTCCCGGCTTGATGGTCGCCCCCTTCTGCCCATATCGGACAGTCTTCTCCCTGCCAGTTTTAGGGTTGGTGATAGTCTTGGAGAATTTCTTTTCCATGATTAAAATGGGATGTCTTCGTCCCTGTCCTTGGGTGCGTATCCGTTTGACTTGTCCTTGTTGTGCTGGTCGAATCCCTTCTTCTTGTATGGCTCGCCAATCTTCATGGAGAGAAATTCTTTCCCTGCCTTGCTGGTCTTTTCCCAAATGCTGATCTCGTAATCCTTGCCGTTCACGTTGATCGGGCCACTCCACTTGGGAGCATTGGGGTTTGCATTGTCTTTGCGGAATGCGGCTCCGCTATTGGTGTTGTCGTATGGTTTGTTATTCATTGGTTGTTGGTGTCTCAAGCCTCTTGCAGACTTGATTTGTTTAGGTTACTATCGTTTTGTGGATAGGCAAGAAAAAAGACTTCATCGCGGAGATGTCCGTGAAGACGGAATGATGTTCTGGCAATACTTAAAAAAAGCACCGAATGGGGAATATTGGGTTTCTAAAGAAAGGTATCAATCACTTAAAGAGACGGTAAAAAGATGTTCAAAATATACGCCGATAGATTTAAGAAAACACAGAAGGGGAGATATTCGTTCAGATGGATTGATTTTCTGGGGATACAAAAAACGAGCAAACAACGGAGAACTTTGGCTTAATAAAGAAAAATTTATCAAAGAACAAGATACGCAAAGGAAGGCATTAAGGAAATATGCAAAAAATAACAAAGAAGAAGAAAGGGCTAGAATCAACGATGTTAATTGTAAAAGAAAAGCAATAAAAAAACAATTCATATTGTTATTTAGACAATGAGCAAAAAGAAATTGTTAGATGCATTTACAGGGCAAGAGAAAGAATATCAAAATGCACGGGAATAATTTTCCATGTTGACCACATAATTCCACTTGCAAAAGGTGGAATACATAGTCCGTGCAACCTGCAACTTCTTCCAGAAAAAATCAACACAAGCAAGGGTGCAAAAATAATAAACATTAACTTCTCGGATCAAACCTCAAATAATTTGCTCGGAATTCCATCGGGAAGGAAGCTCTGGAACAATTTCTACCAAGTTTAATATCAAGAAATGATCCATGTTCCTCGTCGTGCCTCAAGACAAGCATTAAATCTGCATCATGCTCAATCGCCCGTGACTCTCTGCTGGCCCCATCTGAATTAAGTTGCGTCAAGGCCACGACTGCAATCTTTAACTCTTTTGCTATCAGCTTTAAGCATCTAGAAACTTCTGCTATTTGACGTTCCCTTGAATCTTTGGTGTTTAGAGGACTTACTAGCTGAATGTAATCAAGAAACAAAACTTTGACTTGGTGGGCCGCAACAATCCTTCTAGCCGCCGCCATAATCTGAAGTGGGTTTATAGATGATTCATCCCTAATCCAGATTGGAAGTTTTCCTATCTGCCCTATTCCAAATCTTATTTTTTCTAAATCTTGCTTTGTCGGATCTTTTCCAAGAACGCTAATATCAACCCCTGCGTAACTGGCAACCATTCTATCAATCAGTTCACCAGATGACATCTCTAGACTGAAAAATCCAACATTGTTTCCAGCATCGGCTGTTCTCTGTGCTATGTTTAATGAAAGAGCCGTTTTGCCTGATTTGGTTGCGCCTCCTATAACAATAAGTTGCCCCTCTCTCATGCCCCCCGTGTGGTCGTCTAACGGCTTAATTCCATAAGTCAAACCCATAAGTTTTCCCTTATTAGCCACCATTTGCTCATACTCATTTACGCGATTCATCGCGGCCTCTTTGATGCTTTCAATTCTAGATGTTGTCTCTGCATCGGCGGCTACAGCAACCAACGCTTTCTGCACAACCTCGCTTAACTCTCCTGCCTCCGATGGATTGTGGGCTGAAGCGATGATGCGTTCGGCGGCAGAGATAGCTAGTCGTGCCGTGTGCTTGTGTCGAAGGATCTCTAGGTATTCGCGCCAGTTTGATTGAACAGATGGGGCCATGAAGCATTCCGTTAAGAATGCCGCTCCCCCTGCATCATCCAATGTTCCTGCATTGGACATGGCATCTGTGAGCGTAACAAGATCGCAATCTTTGCCTTCTTTCCATAGCTCCAACGCCGATTCAAAGACTCTCTTATGGCATGGGTGATGGAATAGCTTGGGAGAGGCATAGTCTGCCGCCTCGTTAAGAATGCCGATGTTCTGGATCGCGCAAGAAAGGAATGCTTTTTCAGCGTCAAGACTTGCTGGTGTTGTTGTCATTGTTTTTGCTGATTTCTGTTTTGAGCATTTCGTAGGCTTCCTGCATCTCCCTTCTATCTGCCCCGTCAACTGCGGCTTTGGCTAGGATCATTGCCGCATTGCGTTGTTTCATCACTTCGGAAAGCCTGTCAAGCATGGCGTTGAAGTTCTTTTCTGTGTATGGCGTGGTCATAGATCCCATACGTCCTCACCATCCATATTTTGCCCAACTATGGTAGCCTTGAATCCAAGATGCTTCAGTAAGTTTTTAAGATTGTTGTGTTCGCATGGGCCAGATGCCGCCTCCTCTCCATCAACAAAGATGGTTTCGCCAGCTTCATAGCAACAGCCATCAGCGCATTGATGCGTGTATGGTCTTATGGTGATTGTGATATTTTTCACTTCTTCTTCCTTCCCCTTGGCTTTGGCTCTGGCTTTGCTGATTGCATTGCCCAATATAGATCCACCTGCTTCTGGAATACAAACCATTCTTTTGAAAGGTCTTCGCGCCAGACAACTTCAAAGTCGCCTTCCTCCTCTTTGCCTATGCGAACGATGGCGTGATTAATGATATGGTGGTCAATGGTTGCTTGATTTGTATTCCAAAGCTGTGCATATCCAGCGCATTGCCTCCAATATGACTCGCTGATCTTCTTGCTGGTCTTGAAGTCCAGAAGGATGTGTTCTCCTTTTTGAGTACGAGCGATCAAATCAATCGTGCCTCCGTATCGGTAAAACTCGTTTACCAACTGGATCTCCGTGGCGACTTTCTCTAGGCTTTGTTCATCCCACCAATCCACAAACTTATTGTAGCACAACAGAGCCTTATCAATGTCCTCCTGCCCATAGTCAGACAAGTCAGCAACTTGGTTGTTCAAGAAGCACTCAATAAGGAAGTGGGCTATAGTGCCGATGTCTGCGGCCTTATCGCGTTCCTTGCGATAGTCTTTGCCTTCAATTCCTAGCTTCCACGCCCAATGAAGCAACGCCCCTGCATCGTCTCCAATCTTGCATATGGTTGATCCTCCGGGGACTTTCGTGCCATCGGATAGGTGATAGGTTTGGTGAGGAGCGTTGCGCTCTAGTTTTACTTTTTCCATAATTATTCTTCTTCTGCTACGTCCTCATAATCAATACCACAAGCACATGATGGGCATTCCTCTGGTTCGCAGTAACCGCCTTCCGCCGGCTCTGCATCCTCCATTCTGCCGTGTATATATTTCGGCCCTTCGTATGGGGTGACTTCAACCTCAATGGACTCGTCGCACATTGGGCAATCGTAATCGACTTTGTATGGTTTCATTTTTTTTTCTGTTGCGAGGATGGTGAGTCCCCTGGTTCGCCCCTAGCTATACGAGGGGGTGATTTCGTGGTCAAATCTTTTTTTAGAAATTTTCATACCCCTTCTGGTGGCTTCTGCCATAAACTCCTCGTCTGTGTATTGATCTATGGAAACGCTTCTCCTTCTATTGGCGGATTGATCTCTTGTTGTTGCCCATCGGACATTGCTTGGCTCGTAAATTCCATTCACATCTATTCTGTCAATAGAATATCCTTTATCTGGCTTTGGCCCTACATCTGAAAGAAAATTCAAGAATCCATTTTCGCTAGACCATCTTTCACAAACCCTTATTCCACGATCATAATAATCTTTCTTGCATGGGTGCTTTATATTGGGCGAGCATCTTTGTAACATTGCTCTCCAATGCATATATTCCTTGGTTTTAGACATTCCATGCGTTGTTCCAGATTTATTTTCCTTCCATAAACAACCGCAACTTTTTTGGCCCCTCTTCAAGGCATATCCGAAAATCTCCTTTTCAACTCCACATTCACATTTGCAAACCCAATAATATTTGCCTTCCTTGCTTTTCCGACCTCGTTTTAGAACAACTAGCCTTCCAAATTTTTTCCCATCAAGTGATTCCCTGTCTCGGTGAAATGTATCAGGCATATGATGATTCTAGTGAGTTTTGGCCAAAATAACTATCCCAATCGCCATTGTCAACGCCATTTCTTCCACTCGCATTAAGAAGTCCGTATTGGTTTGTAAACACCTCGCAAAGAAGGGCTAGGGCATCTGCTCTATCTGGTGAATTCCCCTTTGTTCTTTTCTTTAGGTCTTTCTTTGATTCAAGTAATGTCTTTTCATTTTTAAGTGCATAGATACGAGCGCAAAGTTCACGCGCAGTTTGATCCTCTAGCCCTCGTATGCTTTGAGACATAATCAGCACCTTTATCCTTCCCCATAATTGGCTAACCCTATTGGCATAAACTTGTTTTGCTGGTCGTGGATCATCAACGCTTATTGGCTCATCTGTTGCTGAACCTCCAAAACTTACTCTATGAAAACCAGACTGCCATCTTTGACTTATAATATCTGCAATTCCTGCCCCTGCTCCAGTAGCATCTAAAGCGAAATTCTCTGGTTTAATTTTCCTTCTAATCAACTCATTTATAGTTTGATCTGCTATTTGATAAAAAATAGGCATATTGACATCATCAATAAGATTTAGCCTCACCACATCTGTTAGATTCATTATTGTAGTCCCTTCTGCATCAGTCCCTATTTGAGCAAAACGAAGAATGCAATCATCTCCATCCATAGTGAATGCTGGATCAAGTGCCGCGATGTTGATTATATCTCCCCCCTTCCAAATAACTGTTTCCCTAGCTTTCCCGGCTTCAATTAAAGAAGAATCAATAAGTGTATTACGCAGTCCACCGCGCCCCCACATTCCCCTACAGTAACTAGACCACTCAAGGCTTCCTTCGCCAAAATTCTTGCGGATTGTGTCCACGTTATCCTGCCCAAACAAATACGGGTAGATGGTTCTACCTGCTTTAATGTTCGGTGACTTAAGCCCGTCAAACCTAACGCATACGCCAGACTTGGTTTCCCAAAACTCATCGTCATCCTGTATGCTACCCCATCCCATCTTCGGCTCGCAAAATAACCCATGAGGATCGAACATAGATGAGGCATTGGCGATTGCAATGAAGTGGTAGAAATCAGTTCCAACCTCCAAGTTGGCCCTAGCTGAAAACACCGCTGGGTTGGTCTGTGCCGCCTCGTCCACAAGAATCACCATCCGGGGCAAGTGAACACCCTGCAACTTTCCAACTGCTTGCTCTACTGCACCACTATCCACAGCAAGGGCTATGATGGCAGAGCGATCATCACCCTTTTCAAATTGGATCTTGGTTTGAGAGTCAACTAGATTCAGCCCAAATAACGGATAGATTGGTCGAACAAACTTCATCATCTCTGCCCAAATGCGACCACGCAATGAAGGCACAGTTGTTGAAGTGAGTGCCACGCGGGTTCCCATGGGCTTTGCCAAATACTCAACAAGCGAAAGGAGCGTGAACGTGAATGTCTTTCCTGCCGCCGCGCATCCAGTGACTCCAATCTCGTTGTGATTAGTCCAAGCCCATAGAGCCAACTCGTTCCAGTCATTCCACCTAGTCATCACATCGGGCCATAGCATCCCAATGCAATGCTTGATATGCTGACCACGACTCAAGCCAGAGAATCGGCTTGGGTCATGGTTAGCCACCATTAGCAACTCAATCTCTAGTTGAGTTACTTTAGGGAACTTGCTGACATCCAGCCCGTAGGTCTGGAGCTTCATGGATTAAAGCCCCTTCAGTTGGTTCCTAATGGAATCAAGTGCAGACTTCGGCTTGCTGGAAGACTCCTCATCGGAAGAGGATCGGCTAATCCTTGGCTGGACAGATGCCGCTTGCTTGGCGCGGGTCTTGTATTTGGCAAGCTCTGCCTCCACCTGTGACAGCCTATCAACCGCATCCTTCGCAATGACGGCAAGGAACGGGGCAATAGCCATGTCGTTCTTGCTGGCAGTTCCAAGGAAGATATTCTTTGCGGCGGCAAACCTCTCTTCTACCAGCTTGTTTGATTCATCGTCATCTCCCTTGCGGAAGAAATCAGATTGATTGGAAAGATGATTGGCAACGCGATCAAAGTTCTTTGTCAACTTCTCGTTGAAAGAATTCCTTTCATTCTCCTCCTCTTGGATCAACGCTTGGTTGGTAGAGCGATAGTTTTCAATGGCAGACTCCAGCGATCCACGCTTGCTGTCGGCATCATTAACAAGGTTGAGGAATTGAGCGGAAGCGGCTCCCCCACCAAATGCCTCATCAATGAACTCAATGCGCTCCCTTCCCTTCAGCGACAACGCCCTCTCTGCAATCTTGGCATCATCTGCCATTTCATGCGCGTAGGCTACGGCATTCTGAATGGCTTGTTCGTATGGTGCTTGGAACTTGTCTCGGAACTTGGGAGATTTTTCAAATGCAGTCTTCTCAAGAGTGGCTTCCATCTCCTCCAGCTTGCGCTGATATTCTGCAAGTTTCTCCTCCTTGCCCTTGGACTCTAGCTCATAAGCCTCTGCCTTCTTGCGAAGTTCTGCAATGTTGTCCTCCTTGGACTTCTTCTTTGGCCTCTCATCCACGATGGGGTCTTCATCCTTGGACAAGTCAAGGTCATCAATGGACAAGTCAGCAAGACTCTTCTTCTCGACCTTCTTCTCCTGCTTTGGTTCCTCAACTTCTTTATCGCCACCCTCAAGGTGCTTTAGAAACTCCGATGAAGTCATCTCCTGCACCTCTTCAATTCCCTGCGGAGTCTGCTCGACCTGTGAGTAATCCACCTTGGGAATCTCTGGTGCTTTGAATCTCTTGCTAATGTTCTCCTGCCAAGAATCAACTGGTGCTTCTGGCGTGGTTGCTACGATGGGGTCTGCTGGTTGTGTGTTGGTTTCGCTCATAGTTGGTTAAATTAAAATTCGCCTTGGTAGGTTGGCACAATGGGGGCTAGTTCATCGTCGGATTGAACCAGAGCCAAGTTAGAAAGATCACTCCAAGCAGAAGCCCTGCCGCAATCCCAGCCAAAAAGGACATGGGAGTTGGTTGCAGATTGGAGTAGGGATGGCCCACTTCCGATTGTCTTTGCCATTGTTTGACTTTCCAAAAGGGAAAGTGCTTCTTGCATGATCGGCTGGTTAAGTAGTTCAGCAAGTGCCGTGGCATTCTTGGGGTCTTTTTTCCATTCATTGTATGTCATTTCATTAGTCCAGTTGTTGGTTAATAATTACTCACTCTCTTCCTCCATGTCAACGGCCTGTGCGTCTCTAATGGTTTGAATCAATAGCTTATGCGCTAGGGCAAGTTCAGACTCCTTCCCGTGGAAGGTTCTGTGATACATATACCTATCATAAATAAGAGCCGCAATCTGCTCGGTAGCCTCTAGCTTCCCTTGGTCGAATGGGTTCATTTTGATATGCGTTGGATTTCTCTTTCAAGAAACCATTTTGCCTTATTCAAGTCCTCAAGTTCCTTTTCTGGATATTTATATCCAGCCCTTACTAGATACTTGATTGCGCTTCCTTTGTTGTATGAGAGGTGTTCCAAGATGACGATTGGCTCAACTGGAAACCTCTTGTAGTGGCTTGGGTTGATGGGGTCATTAGCCCCATCATTCGTGGTGGTCATGGGTTTTTATTTTGGTGTTTTACGGAGTAACGTTGGAATACTTACTTGCCAGCTTTACCTTGTCAATCATCAATTTTTGAGCCACTTGCTTGTCTTTAAGCTCAAGCTGTTGTTGCACCTTTTGCTGTTTTAGGATTGCGTCATTCTGGAACTTTGCTTGATCCAACTGAATCTTGTTCATGGCAACCATCATCTGCGGAGTTTGCTGGGGTTGCTGTTGCTGTTGCATCATTGCCTCCTGCTCACGCTCCTGCAAGTCCTGCGCCATGCTGTTAAGTTGATCCGCAATCTTCATAAGCTCACCAACCTGCTCGTTCATGCTATCAAACTGATCTTTGCGAGTGGGATCATTCTCCATATTCTGAAGGTGAACCAGCATATGCGGCAGAGCGGCAGACATGATCTGTGCCGCTTGGCGAGGATCGACTTGTTGATCTTGAACGCCTTGAACAATCTGACCAGCAAATTGCAGGTGGACATTAAGGTGAACAAAGTGATTCTGGTCAGGATCAACGATGACCTGTCCTCCGCTCTGGAACGCATTGTTTTCAAGTGAGGCAATCGACATATCGTTGCCATCTGGCTTTGTTTCTTCGGGAATACCAAATGTATCAACGCCAGTCTGTCCAGCGATAGCCGCAATGTTGGCATTAATAACACGCTTGCGATTCGACTCTGGAAGCTGTGGAAGGTATTGACCAATAAGCTCCATGGCTTGCATACGAGCGGCAGAAGATCCTTGCCCAATGCTACGGGTTGCCTTGACCGAATCAATGTCAATCAAAGCCGCCGCTGGAACCCCACGCTTAATGCAAGCCTCTTGGAATGCAATAGCCTCTGGCCCTCCGTGGTCTTCCTCTAGGATGTTGGGATTAGCCAAGCGGCGATAAACCTCTTTGTAGTGAAGGTCGAGGGATTGGAGATAGATTTCTGCGCGAGTATTAGTAAGTCGGCTCTTTTCGCCAATCTCAATCTCAACTTCCTTGTTGCTCTTTTTCCTGCCCCCACCAGAGACAGAAGGCATATACGATCCAGTCTGATCTGACTCCTGCCCTTGGAACATTTGAGCAACCGCCATTGCCGCTTGCAGATTGGCAGTAGTGTTGACCTGCACAAGATTGAGTCCGGGGGGAAGAATGCGATAAGGCCCAAGTTGAATTGTCTTCAACCCCTCCGCATCCTTTGCAGAGTTAGGCTGGAACATAGTAGCACCAGAAAGAATTGCACCCTCAACGGTCTGGTTGTTAAGGCGGTTCATGGCCTCTGCCCAAGGGTATAGAGCCTGTCCTAGTCCACGAACGCCATGATAGTATCCATTGCCAACACCATTAAGGAACACCGTGAAGGCATTAGAGAACTTCTTGTAGCGGCTAGGAACTTCGCAAAGAAACTCCGTCCCGTTCAAGCGATCAAAGATGTAGTGGGAAATACGCCCATCATACTCGCGAACAAACATATGCGCCACCTTGATAACCTTGGACTTCGCATAGCTGTAGTAAAGAGCGTTGTTCTTTAGCTCCCTCTGATACCACTCCCAAGGTCGGCGTTGATCCTGTTCATCAACCTTGGCATCCATAATGGCTTGCTGGCATTCATCCACATTCCATCCACCACGCTCTGCCGCATCAGAATCTTCGATGTAGCGATAAAGCTCCTCGCAATACATCTCATCCAACACATAACAAAACTCCCAAGAATCTTGATCCACGCCAGCCCCCTTGGGAACGATCAATGCCCAAGGCTCAATCGCTTTGGCACGGAAGTCAGTACCATCTGCCCAGTAAAGGCATCCTTGCCCATGTATAGTTAGTTGCTTGACCGCTACTTGATGTTGCGTGATGAAGCTGGGGTTAGTCTTTACCAAAGCAGTGTGAGCCTCCTCCGTGATAATGCGGCTCCATTCCTCCCTCTTGCCCATGTCCTTGCCATACTTGGTTTTGATTGTCATGTAGTGAGGAACAGAAGTGAGGATGTCAAAGTAAGGGATAACTGCCGCCTCAATCTTTGCTCCTGCGTGTCCCCAATTGACGTTGATCCTATCGCTTTGCCCCAACTCCTTCAACTGCTGTTCGTTGTAAGGTGGGTTCCCATCAATGATTCCTTGAATTTGTGAGCGGCGATAAGAGGCAGTCTGGTCGTCGTCAATCAATGTATAAAGCATTGACCTAGCTGAACTTGCGTCTTTTACGCGAGTTTTGGGAGCGGCTTCCCCAACATTAGGGTCGATCAATGCGTTTTGAATCATATCTTTAATAGGGAATCTGCGTGTGTAGTGTCAGGGTTTTTAACCCAACACCAGTCGGGCCTAGCATTAGTTGTCTCATTTTTCTCTCCAGTTAGCAATAGATTTCGGTTGACATGAACAATCACCTCATTCTTGCAACCGCATATGCCGCAACTCTGTAGAAACTTATCTGAAGGAGTTGTTCTTTCACCCTTAACCTTGGCTACCGTGCTGGTGATTGCTTGCCCTACAGCGCATCCAGAACAAAAGTTAGATGGCATATTATAGTAACAACGAGAGCATATTTCAGCACGTTTATTGGCCTCGTTTTGAGTAACGAATACTTCTTCCCCTTTTGCAACAGACATAGCCATTGCCGCCAGAGATTGAATTCCCTTTAAAATCTTATCTCCAGACAGGTTGGGAACAAACCCCCTTCCGTCTTTTCCGTCAACGTAGTTGCACCATCCAGAAGGTAGCTTCTTGCAAATCTGATCCTCCACCCTGTCTCTCCAATCGCTAGGCAATGGAATTTTATTGTCCCTATAGTGGTTATGCACCCTATCAAAAAGCTCATCCAGAGACATGACATCAGAAATTCGGTATCCGTTTTCTGGAACAACGAAGGTAAACTTCCCCGGAGGGATTAGGTTCTTCTGGATAAGTTTCTGATAGCTCATAGTGAGGCTAGGGCATCCTTTAGCTTTTTGTTCTCATCTTGCAATTGCTTCATAAGAGAATCGTTCTTTTCGTATGCATGGTAGCCAGCAAGGAATGCGGCTTGCAAATAATCCTTATGCCCATCTGACGTTCCGTGATTTTTTGAATAGGTTCTGATGCCATATGTATCGAACCACTCGTTGAAATAATCGTTACTTGTAAATTTCATCTTCATCAAATTCTTCATCATCTCCAATGTCAGGAAGATTGCTTGGAAAACTCATCATATGTTTCAGCAATAAGGTTTGCTGTTGCTTCCACAGATTCTTCAGATATGTCTGGTAATCTTGCATGAATAAGTTCATGCGCCAGCACATCAAGGAGACTGCGAATTGCTCTACGATTGATGATGATCCTGCGCTCTGCATACCTGCAAATTCCGTCATTTGTTTTAGCGGATGTTGTGCCGGGGTGTCCATATCCTACTTCCCATTTCTTTCCGTTGATTTCAACTTTAGAAATGCATTTGAATTTCATAGCCTTGAGTTAAAGATTTGAATCAAAAGCCATCCAGAAATAAACCCCCAAAGACAAACACAAGCCATGTTAAAGTCGCTCATTATTTTGTCTTGGTTAAAATCATTCCCTTGCGCTCAATATAATCATTGTCGCCATCTTCCTTGATCCTCCACTCAATGCCACCACGGATCATGTCATCAATCACACGCTGTTTGTAGATTGCATCTTTCTTGTTTCCGTAAAGATACGGCCCAGCAAGAACTGCAAAGTCTTCTTCAATGTAATACTCTTTTTCCATTTTATTTCTTTTTGATTAGTTTGTAGTGAATTTCTGGATATAACCCGCGATTTGTTGTTATTCTAAATTTTCTTTGCTCTACTAATCCAAGTTCCTTTAGTTGATTTATTTTAACGGAAACTGATTTTTGGCTTAATTTAAAAATTGATTGAAGTTGTTTTGATGTTTTCCATCCAACAGGAACCTTGTCGGATTGCTTGCTTAATGCTTTGGTGATTGCGCCCATCCACTCATTTGCACTCATATTGGCAACCTCCACTCTTTGTCAAACTCCCCTCTTGTGCATAGCCAGGCGGCGGAATCCTTAGGGCCAATTTCTCCGAAAACAAGTCCTTGTCTCCATCCAAGGGTTGCGCGGCGGCATTTCGCATAATCCATTTCGCCTCTGCGAGTAAGCGTGCCAACGCAATATCCTGTGCTTTCTTTAATTGTTCTGCCCTCTGCTTGCGATGAGCGATGAGTATGCCCAAATATGACCTTGCCACCATACGTTTCAGCCATGTCCCTAGACGCATTTTCATTATAAATCGTACCATGTGTGAAGGTCACATCACCGATAACAAGTTTCTGAAAGACTCCATCATACGGAATCCTACGGCAACCAATCTCGACAAATATTTTGTCAATGTGGTCTGTAGCCCGTTGTGCGGAGTATGCGACGATAGCGTTGCGATGATTGAGCATTCGGGGAATTCTGTCTTCGTGGTTTCCATCCAACACATGAGTCGGTCGATACTCTCGCAAGAAAGAAAGCCCTCCATCAATATCGGGGGCAACTGGCTCTGATTCGTCACTGCTTCCAGCCGCACCTGATCTCCAAGCGGTTGTAT